ACCATCACATTATGATGATATGTTTATTTCAAGAAAAGCTTTAACGCCAGTGTTCTCAAGCGTTTTATAAAGCTTGTAAAAAATATAAGGGCAAAAAAAGGGCGGATTTAAGCTAACTTGGAATGTTTTCGAGTTTTTGAGTTAGTTCTCTATCCATTTTTTCAGTTACATGAGTATATATGCGAATGGTTGTTTTTTCATCTACATGTCCTACCCTTTTCATAATTGCTTTTAAAGAAACATTCATTTCTACTAATAAAGTTATGTGTGTATGTCTAAATGTGTGCGTGGTAACTTTCTTATTCATATTTAAAGCTTTTGTAGTTTTCTTAAGCACACCGGTGATTTGATTATTACATAAAGGATTCCCTTTTTTTGTTGTGAATATGAACCCTCTGTCAACATAGCTCGAATTCCATCTTTTCAACATTTTGTTTTCCAGTATTATCTTTTTAAAAATTTCTACGGTTCTAGAATTGATGCTGATACTTCTTTTTGAACTTATAGTCTTTGTAGTGTCTTTGTATCCGAATCCTTCCTCGTATTTAATGCGGTGAATTGTACCTGTTATATTGATAGTTTTGTTTAATAAATCTATATCTTTTTCCTGCAGTGCTTGTAGTTCTCCTATGCGCATACCAGTTAAAGCCTGTACTTCTAAGATGCTGGCAATTAAAATGCGATTTCGCTTGTGTAACTTATTATCATTTAGTATATGATTACGTATCTGTAGGACTTGGTTCATTTCTAAATAGTTGTACATTTTAGATTCATCTTTTTCGATATCCTCTATTGTTTTTCTTCTTTTAGGAATTTTGACATTAGTTAACAAATATTCATTTGGATAATTGTAAAATTTAACTGCATATTTAATAGCTCCTTTCATATCTCCGAGTTGACGGGTTACTTGATTTTGAGAATAGATATCTGATAATTTATTAATAAATATCTGCATATATTTTGTATCTAGTTTGTTTAAAAGCAAGTTCTCAGAGCTGTATCGTTTAATGTTTCTAATTCTTATTTTTATATTATTAAGAGTAGTCAACTTTGAACCTGATGTTTTTATATGATATTCAAGCCATTCATCTAATAGCGCGTGAAAAGTCAAAGTTTTTAATTCGCTTGACGACTTGTTGTTCAGTTTTTCTTTTATTTTTTCTTCTAAACGAAACATTGCTTCTTTTTGTGATTGTTTTGTATTCTTGTTCAACACAACACTTACACGCTTCCATTTATCTGTGTATGGATCTTTGTACTTCTCGTAATATCTGTATTTAGTTTCGTTATTTTTGTTTTTAAATTTTTCAATCCACATGTTTATACCTCCTGTAGGAACGTACGTTCTGTAAATTTGTAAAAAATAATAAGGGTAGGTGGGCTACCCAAAATTTAGTACTAGGTACTAAATATGTTATAATAAAATAAAAAGTAGGTGATAAGATGACTCAATTTCTAGGGGCGCTTCTTCTTACAGGAGTTTTAGGTTACATACCATATAAATATCTAACAATGATAGGTTTAGTTAGTGAAAAAAACAAGATTATCAATACTCCTGTATTATTGATTTTTTCTATTGAAACATGTTTGATATGGTTTTATACTTTTATAATTTTTAATAATGTTGATTTAAAAAATTTGAGTTTACTTCAGTTGCTTACAGGTCTAAAAGCAAATATTTGGTTTCTAATTATTTTTGTTTTAACAGTGCTTGTATTTAATCCTTTAATTGTTAAATTCATTATCTGGTTAATTAATGAAACAAGAAAGTTTATGAATTTGGATTGTATAAGCTTATTAGACAAAAGAGACAAGTTGTTTAATAACAACGGTAAACCAGTATTTATAGTTATTAAAGACTTTGAAAACAGAATCATTGAAGAGGGTGAACTTAAAACCTATAATTCAGCTGGTAGCGATTTCGATTTACTAGAGGTTGAGCGACAAGATTTCAAAGTATCTGATTTACCGTCAAACGATGAATTGTATATTAAACATACACTTGTAGACCTTAAACAACAAATTAAATTGGATTTATATTTAATGAATGAATATTAATCTTTTTTCTTAGCTTTTTCTGATAAAGTGCTTTTTAAGTTTTCGCTGGCACCCGGCTTTTCAAAACTTTTGTTTATTGGGTTACTACGAGTAGCTTCTTGTTTTTTGTTTTTATCCGCCATAAAATTCTCACCACCATTCAACGTCTACACTTGTAGGCGTTTTTTGATTAGTAAAATCATAATGAATCTTCTTTGGTTAACTTATCTCCATCTATTTTTTGTGAAATAAATTCCAAGTATTTACGCGCATTATGTGACGATAAATCTTTAGGTAACTCATAAGTGAATGGTTGATTACCACTAGTTAAAACTTCATATACTATAGTTTCTTTTTTTATTTTGCAATTAGTTATTTTCATTATAAACTCCTTTTAAACACTGCTGAAATAGACGTCTTTTATATTAAAGTGCCATATAGGCGCTGTTGGTCACAATAAAACATTATCAACCGACATCACGTTTTCGTTTCTACAGAAGTGAAGGTAGTTAATAATTTTAAGAAATCCATTTCACTTAAAATTTCAATGTCTTGTCCTTCACTTGATAATTTTTCTGCTTTTTTAATCTTACTTGACTTGGTATAGTTATGAGTTTTTTCTAGGTTTTCTAAATTACCGACAACGAGGTAGTTAGTTGACTTTTTTACAGAGGAATCGTAAACAGAACCAATATTAGTTACAGTTTGGGCTATTTCGTTCCGTGTGAAACCTTTTAACGCTCCGGTAAAACAAACATGTTTACCATATAATATATGATTTTTATCGTTTAACTCTTCATTGTATACTAGCTCTATTTTCTTATTAGCCGATTTTTTTATGAATCCATTCTGACCAAACACACCGTACTTAAAATTTTGGTTTTCGACTAAATCGTTCAAGTTTGCATCTTGGTCTTTTAATATGCTATATGCAATTTTGGCACACACTTTAGCATCATAAAAAGCATTGTGATATTCTTCGTTTTTAATGTCAAAATGTTCAGCTAAATCTTGGAGTCTATATGAAGGTAAATTATATAAATCTTTACTTAATCGATAAGTACAAAAATATTGATTGCTAGGTAAAGGTAGATTGTATTTTTTGAAAGAATCACATAGAGCATACATATCGAAAGATGTATTATGGGCTACTATTATATGGTTATCTAAGAATCTAATAATAGCTTCATGCATTTGATACATTTTAGGGGAATCCATTACGTCTTCTTCGGATATTCCATGTATAGAAGTGTTTATAGAAGAAAAATAAGTTTCAGGATTTATGTGAGTATAAATAGCATCACGCATTTTGTTGTCTTGAAATTTTAATAGTGCTATTGAACAAATAGAACTGCGTTGTTCGTTAGCTGTTTCGACATCGATCGCTACAAAATCCATTATAATCAGCCCCTTTTATTTGAATAGTTTTTGACTTGCTACAACTCTACCTACAATCTTAACCTCGTCATCTTTTCCATATACTTGTGGGTAGTGACTAGGATTGTTTGATTCAGGAATTAAAATAATTTGGTCGTTGTTGTAACGTATTCTTTTGACAGTACCGTTGTATCCATTGACTAATACAACACCTAATTGGCCATTCTCAACAGTCGAATCCTTTTCAACAACTACAACGTCTCCGTCTTGAAAGAGTTTATCCATACTATCCCCAGACACTTGCAATCCGAACTCTTCTTTATTAGAGTTCAAATTTTTAGTAGCAAAGTATATGTAGTCGATTAAATTCTCTTCTGTATATATGGGCATTCCCGCAGATATCTTTGATACAACCGGTATCTTTTTAACTGGTATGGTTTCAAGTTGAGGTTTCTCATCTTCAATACCCATGATATATGATGGAGATACTCTTAATGCTTTAGCTAATTTTACTATTTTATCTCTCTTCATATTTTCGATATCGCCAGTTTCCCATTTTCTTACTGTGGATTTACCTACACCAACTAAATCTCCAACTTGTTCTAGAGTTAAATTCAATTCTTTACGTCTGCTTTTAATGTCTGGTTTCATTTTAAATTTCCTCCTAATAGGTATGTACTGAATATAACACTAAAGTTTCTTAAAAGCAACACTTATATAGGAAGTAAAAATAAAAATGTATTTTTAGACACTTTTGTGTTGACTAGATTGATATTAGCATGTATCATTGAAGTATCTTAAAAGACACGGAGGTGTTGAAAAATGAACAAAGCGAAACTTTATTCTGCTTTAGCGATGAAAGAGATGCATGTAAATGATTTTTTAAAAGAATTGAATAATCATGGTTTAAAACTTTCTAAAAGCGCTTATTATAGTAGAATTAGAGGAGAACAAGAATTTGACATCAAAGAAATTAAGACGATAGTCAAAGTTCTTAATTTAACCAGAGAAGAAATGAACGATATTTTTTTTGGAGAATTGGTGTCCTAAAAGACACTTGAGGAGGCATAAACAAATGCAAGCATTACAAACATTTAATTTTGAAGAATTACCAGTAAGAACATTAACAGTAGATAACGAACCATATTTTGTAGGTAAAGATGTGGCAGAAATCTTAGGATACTCGAATACGCGTGACGCATTAAGTAAACACGTTGATGAAGACGATAAGGAAATTCTAACGTCGCGAAACACGACTTTAGAAAATTTGCCAAATCGAGGACTTACTGCAGTCAACGAATCAGGTTTATACAGCTTAATCTTCTCATCAAAACTAGAATCAGCAAAACGATTCAAACGCTGGGTAACATCAGACGTCCTACCAGCCATTCGCAAACACGGTATCTACGCAACAGACAGTGTAATTGAGAACACGCTGAACAATCCAGATTACATCATTAACATTCTTACTGAGTATAAGAAAGAAAAAGAGCAAAACTTACTATTACAGCAAGAAATGGGAGAGTTGAAGCCTAAAGCAGATTATGTTGATGAAATCTTAAAATCAACTGGCACATTAGCTACAACTCAGATTGCAGCAGACTATGGGATTTCAGCACAAAAGTTAAACAAACTACTACACGAAGCTAGATTACAACGAAAAGTAAATAAACAGTGGGTGCTTTACTCAGAACACATGGGCAAGAGTTACACAGAATCAGACACTATACCAATTGTACGCTCTGACGGTAGAGAAGACACAGTGCTACAAACTAGATGGACGCAAAAAGGCAGATTAAAAATACACGAAATCATGACTGAATTTGGTTATGAAGCTAACGTAACAGCTTAATAGGAGGACTTAAAAATGAATGAAGAAAAAGTAAAAGTAGTACAACAAGTTTTAGGACAAGTTGAACAAGAAATAAGCTTTGCTCTTGGTACAGATGAAGGATCACAAATCAAAAAGAAAATTGAACATAACGGTAGGGAATACGAAATCTATATGACAAGAGAAGAATGTTTAGAAGATACCTTGATTGAAATTACTAAACTACTAGAAGCAATTAATTTCGGGTTTTATTAAAACAAATTAAACCCCAATCGAACAAACATCTTAAAAGGAGGAATAACAAATGAAACTACTAAGAAGGCTATTCAATAAAAAACACGAAAACTTAATTGACGTGTGGCATGGAAATCAATGGTTAAAAGTGAAAGAAAGCAAATTAAAAAAATATAAAGTGGTCTCGGATAGAGAAGGTAAGAAATATCTAATTAAATAAGCGCACTTAATTAGTGCAAGTAATCAAGTGCGCTATTGCCTTACAATCCTAAATCTTTTCTGCTTTTTTCTTCTTCTTGTAATCCCAATAACACAGAAGAGTAAATGCTGAAATAGTCACGAGCAACGCTATCTTTAGCGAATGCAATTACGTCATCACCGACTTCTTGCCATTCGTTATGAATCTTATGTCTATCTAGAGCTCTAGGTAATAGCGAGATTGTAATATCGTGAGCAATTTTCTCTAAATCCATAAATTTCACCTCCTTCCACTGGGAGATAACTAAATTATATAACAAAACAACTTAAAGGAGGAACGACAAATGCAAGCTCAAAACAAAAAAGTCATCTATTACTACTATGACGAAGAAGGTAATAGGCGACCATTAGATATTCAAATTAATGACGGATATGAACTGATGGTCCGATCTCATTTCATCAACAACACCATTGAAGAAATACCATACGTAAATAATAACTTATATGCCTTGGTTGATGGTTATGAATTTAAGTTAGATTGAATTTTTGAGAAAGATATTGAAAAGCTAATTTCCCCATAAGATTAAGAGACATACTGGATGTTTTGTTAACGACTCTTTTAACTTCGTTCCAAGTTTTATTGTCTCTAATATTATCGAGAAATTCATGGCCAGACCAAGTGATGTCATCAATAATCCAAGAAACGACCCTGCCTTCGATGAATTTCAGATCGCAACAAATAAATTTAGCTTCTTCTAATTTTAAAAGTGAGTACATTACTGTTTCAAAATCATATTTATCAAAAATAATATTATCGTTGAAATTATGTCGAGTAAGTGGTTCACCTATTTTCTTATTAGATTCTATTTCTAAGAGCAAGAGTCTAACGCAATCGTGATTAAGTTTCATCCTATCACCTCCATAACAGGAGTATAGCAGAAAGGATCATAAACATCTTAAAAGGAGGAACAACAAATGTTACAAAAATTTAGAATCGCTAAAGAAAAAAGTAAATTAAAACTCAATTTACTAAAACATGCAAACAGTAATTTAGAAACAAGAAACAACCCTGAACTGTTGCGAGCAGTTGCAGAGTTGCTTAAAGAGATTAATCGATAAATTCTATGAATTCGATTTTAGCTGAAGCGATAGCTACTATTTTGTCTCCAACAAAAGTATATGAGCCATTAGTGAACAAGGAACTTTTAATTTTTTCTTTTGATATTTCAACAGTTCCGCGATGACCTGACTTTATCACTTTTTCTAAATTATCGATTTCAACAAATTTATCATTAGAAAGATATAAACAAGCTTTCATACTTATCACCTCCTTAGGTTGATAACAACATTATACACGAAAGGAGGAATAACAAATGAACATTCAAGAAGCAACTAAGATAGCTACAAAAAATCTTGTCTCTATGACACGGAAAGATTGGAAAGAAAGTCATCGAACTAAGATATTACCAACAAATGATAGTTTTTTACAATGCATCATTTCAAATAGCGATGGGACAAACCTTATCAGATATTGGCAACCTTCAGCCGATGACCTCATGGCAAATGATTGGGAAGTTATAAACCCAACTAGAGACCAGGAATTATTGAAGCAATTTTAGAAATGCTATCAATGATACTTTTTAAATTGTTTTTAAACTCATTTTCAAAGTAAACAACAGTCTTGTCTGAAATTGTTACATGATAAATAGTGTTACTAGCATACACGCCGTTTAGGAACCCAGAGTTTTTAAGTTTATTTAAATCGTATTTTACATCTTCGAAATGTAGTTTTTGAAAATACTTTGTATGTATATCTTTAGCACTTCCAAAATTATTGCAGGTTAATTTAACCGAACCTAACTTTACACATTCTAAATAATCTTTGTAGAGTACGGACAAGATATATTGTTGGTCTTTAGTAAGTGTATCAAATTCATCAGATATCAAGGGCATGTTATCACCTCCTTAGGTTGATAACAACATTATACACGAAAGGAGCATAAACAAATGAACACAAGATCAGAAGGATTGCGTATAGGCGTCCCACAAGTTTCTAGCAAAGCTGATGCTTCTTCATCCTATTTAACGGAAAAGGAACGTAACTTAGGAGCGGAAATATTAGAGCTTATTAAAAAAAGTGATTACAGCTACTTAGAAATAAACAAAGTTTTCTATGCATTAGATAGAGAACTTCAATACAGGGCGAATAATAACAAACTTTAACATTTATCTAAAGGAGTGATAGAGATGCCAAAAATCATAATACCACCAACACCAGAAAACACATATCGAGGCGAAGAAAAATTTGTGAAAAAGTTATACGCAACACCTACACAAATCCATCAATTGTTTGGAGTATGTAGAAGTACAGTATACAACTGGTTGAAATATTACCGTGAAGATAATTTAGGTGTAGAAAATTTATACATTGATTATTCAGCAACGGGAACATTGATTAATATTTCTAAATTAGAAGAGTATTTGATCAGAAAGCATAAAAAATGGTATTAGGAGGATTATCAAATGAGCGACACATATAAAAGCTACCTATTAGCAGTACTGTGCTTCACAGTCTTAGCGATTGTGCTTATGCCGTTTCTATACTTCACTACAGCATGGTCAATTGCAGGATTCGCAAGTATCGCAACATTCATATTTTATAAGGAATACTTTTATGAAGAATAAAAAAACTGCTACTCAGAGCAATGAGTAACAGTGTCAAACATATCTAATAAAGAAATAAAAAATATGTTTTCAATATAAAACGAAATACGGAGGATGTCAACTATGACTAAAAAATATAAAGACATGACGCAGGAAGAAATAAAAGACTTATTATCTGAAAAAACCGCAGAATTATATGAATTAGCGAAAGAAATTAAGGGAGAAAGTAAATTTGATATTTTGCTTTTCTCATCAATAGGAGTTATCGACGGAGATTATTTAGCAGGTTCAAGTTCTGTGATTGGTCATACTTTCGATCTTGCTTCCTTATTGGATAGCACTAAGAGTTATAAAGACATTGTCAATGTTCTCCAAATGTGTAAATCACAAAAATTTCTCGGTATTGATGACAGCAAGGAGGACTAAAACAATGTATTACGAAGTAGGCGAAATCATACGCAAAAATATTCATGTTAACGGATTCGATTTTAAGCTATTCATTTTAAAAGGTCATATGGGCATATCAATACAAGTTAAAGATATGAACAACGTACCAATTAAACATGCTTATGTCGTAGATGAGAATGACTTAGATATGGCATCAGAATTATTCAACCAAGCAATAGATGAATGGATTGAAGAGAACACAGACGAACAGGACAGACTAATTAACTTAGTCATGAAATGGTAGAGGGGGATTAACTAATGGCTAATCTATATGAGCTATCAGAAGCATTTAAAAAGTTGTCTAATCAAGATGAATTAGATCCAACATTATTAAAAGACACATTAGATTCTATCCAAGCAGAAATGAATGTCAAAGTAGATAACATCGTCAATTGGAGACGTGAAACATTAGGTGACATAGATGTCATAGATAAAGAGATTAAGCGACTTCAAAATTTAAAAAAACAAAAACAAAATTTAACTGATCGATTAAAAGATTATTTAAAAGAGATGTTAGAAACACAGGAAGTAGATAGTTACCGCACAGCTACTAATCATATTTACAAGCGCAAAAACGGGGCTAGTAAAAATATTATCGATGAAAAACTTATTCCAAAGGATTATTGGCTATCACAAGCCCCGAAACTTAATTCTAAGCAACTAATCGATGATTTGAAAGATGGGAAAGATATTCCTGGCGTTGAATTAAAGGTAACAGAAAGCCTGGTGATTAAGTGATGAATAAATCAGAAACAGTTGTAGAAATAAACAAAGCTATGGTTGCGTTTCGTAAAGAAGTAAAACAACCGCTCAAAGATAAAAATAATCCATTTTTCAAATCAAAATACGTACCTCTTGAGAACGTTGTAGAAGCCATTGACGAGGCGGCAACACCTCATGGACTGTCTTATACTCAATGGGCTTTGAACGATGTAGACGGGCGCGTAGGAGTCGCTACAATGCTTATGCATGAAAGCGGTGAATATATCGAGTATGATCCTGTATTTATGAATGCAGAAAAGAATACGCCACAAGGAGCAGGCTCGTTAATAAGTTATCTTAAACGTTATTCGCTATCTGCGATTTTCGGTATTACTAGTGACCAAGACGATGACGGAAATGAAGCAAGTGGAAAAAATAATAATCCAAAACAGCAAACTAGAACGCAATGGGCAAGTAGCGAAACTATAGGGATTTTAAGGAAAGAGGTTATAAGTTTCACTAAATTGATAAAGGGCACGGATAAAGAAGCTCCACAAAATATAGTAGAACAAAAATTCGACATAAATAACTATAAATTAACAGAAAAACAAGCAGCAGAAGCTATTCAAAAAATACGAAACAACGCAAAAACAATTACTGGAGGAAAACAATAATGTTAAACAGAACAGTATTAGTAGGACGCTTAACAAAAGATCCAGAATATAGAACAACGCCGAATGGTGTGAGTGTTACCACTTTCACTATCGCAGTTAACAGAACATTTACTAACGCTCAAGGAGAACGTGAGGCAGACTTTATTAACTGTGTAACTTTTAGAAAACAAGCAGAAAATGTAAATAATTATTTATCCAAAGGGTCATTGGCTGGCGTTGATGGACGTTTACAATCACGCAGTTATGAAAACAAAGACGGGCAACGTGTGTTTGTTACAGAAGTAGTAGCGGACAGTGTTCAATTCTTAGAACCGAAGAATAACAACCAACAACCAAACAACAATTATCATCAACAAAGACAAACTCAAACTGGTAATAATCCTTTTGATAACAACGCAGACTCTATAGAGGATCTTCCTTTTTAGGAGGCGTTAGATGAACGAATTATGGAAAGATGTTGTAGGTTACGAGGGCATATACGAAGTAAGCAGTAAAGGTAGAGTTAGAACTCACAAAAATAAAGTTACTTGGTCTAACCGTTATCAAAAATGGAGGCATTGGAAACAGCGTTATTTAAAAGATAAAACACCTAATGGTCGAGATGTAAGAGTAACCCTTTGGAAAAATGGTAAACGCAAAGATTTTTTAGTCCACAGATTAGTGGCATTCGCCTTTATACCAATGATAGAAGGTAAAAATTGTATTAACCATATTGACGGGAACCCCAAAAATAACAATGTAGAAAATCTTGAATGGTGTAATCACTTGGAAAATAATAGGCATGCATTTGAAACAGGATTAATGCATACCAATATGGCTGTAAAACTTATTAATCATTTAGGTATCGAATATGAATTTATAAGTATGAGTAGAGCAGGAAAATTCTTAGGCAGAAGTCATAGTTATATTAGCGACAAAATAAAAAATAATCACAAAGATGTTACTGATATACATGGTAATAAATATAAATTTGAGAAGTTGATATAAATGCCGAAAATTACTAGTTATATCACTCAAGATGACGGTACAACAACAGTTGTCATCTCGGGTGTTGAATTAGGCAATAAAGAAACATTACTACTTGATAACGGATTTGATGTGGAAGTCGATGTAAGCGTCATAGATCCGTTTCAAATTACCGGCAAGCAACGACGAAAAATATTCGCGCTTGTCAAAGACATAGAAGAATATACAGGTCAACCAATGGACTATATGCGACATATGTTCATCGAGTATGTAAGGACTTACTACGGCTATGATGAACGTATTTCACTAAGTAATTGTACGAGAACACAAGCAAGTCAAATCATTGAAGCAACGCTTGACTGGACGTTCTACAATGACATACCACTTAGCTACAAAACGAGTAATCTACTGAAACAAGATAAATCATTCTTATACTGGTCAACTGTTAACCGCAACTGTGTAATATGCGGAAAGCCTCACGCTGACTTAGCGCATTACGAAGCAGTAGGTAGAGGCATGAACAGAAACAAGATGAATCACTACGACAAACACGTATTAGCGTTATGTCGCGAACATCACAACGAGCAACATGCGATTAGCGTTAAGTCGTTTGATGATAAATATCACTTGCATGACTCGTGGATAAAAGTTGATGAGAGGCTCAACAAAATGCTGAAAGGAGAGAAAAATGAATAAGTTATTAATAGATGACTATCCGATACAAGTTTTGCCGAAATTAGCTGAATTAATAGGGTTAAACGAAGCAATAGTATTACAACAAATACATTATTGGTTAAACAACTCAAAACATAAGTACGATGGTAAAACTTGGATATTCAATTCTTATCCAAAGTGGATTGAACAATTTCCGTTTTGGAGTGAAAGTACTATAAAACGTACTATAACAAGTCTAGAAAAACAAAACTTACTATATGTAGGTAACTATAATAAAGCTGGATTTGATCGCACGAAGTGGTATTCAATAAATTATTTTGAACTAGACATATTGGTGACCCGAGCATCAGGTCAAAATGACCCGACGATGAGGTCAAAATGGCACGATGGAAGAGGTCAAAATGACCCGACCAATACCATAGACTACACAGAGACTAACAACCATAGAGAGACAGACGACGTCTCAAAGTCATTTAAGTATATTAGTACCAATTTAGAAATTATACAAAACCCTTTAAAAGCAGAACAGTTAGAACACGAAATTAAATCATTTAAGCAAGATCAGTTCGAAATAGTAAAAGTCGCTACCGATTACTGCAAAGAAAACAACAAAGGTCTGAATTACTTACTAACTGTATTAAAGAACTGGAATAAAGAAGGCGTTTCAGATAAAGAAAGTGCTGAAAACAAATTGAAACCTCGTAACTCTAAAAAAGAAACTACTGATGATGTCATAGCACAAATGGAAAAAGAATTGAGTGATGACTAATGCCGATGAGCAAAACACAAGCATTAGAAATTATTAAAAAAGTTAGGTACGTATACAACATCGATTTTGATAAACCAAAGTTAGAAATGTGGATTGATGTATTAAGTCAAAACGGGGATTATCAACCAACTGTAAAAGCTGTAGATGGATATATCAACAGTAACAACCCGTACCCGCCTAACCTACCAGCAATCATGCGTAAGGCACCTAAAAAAGTATCTATCGATCCGGTAGACAACGAAACCGCTACACACCAATGGAAAATGCAGAATGACCCCGAATATGTCAGACAAAGAAAAATAGCACTAGATAACTTCATGGATAAGTTGGCAGAATTTGGGGGCGATAACGAATGAATTACGGACAATTTGAGATTGAAAGTACAATAATCGCTACGCTACTTAAACAACCGGACGTACTAGAAAAGATAAGAGTTAAAGATTACATGTTTACGAACGAAAAGTTTAAAACCTTTTTCAATTATGTAATGGACGCCGGAAAGATAGACCATCAAGAAATCTATTTAAAAGCAACTAAAGATAAAGAGTTTTTAGATGCAGATACTATAACTAAACTTTACAACTCCGATTTCATTGGGTACGGCTTCTTTGAACGTTACCAACAAGAATTATTAGAAAGTTATCAACTTAACAAAGCGAATGAATTGGTCACTGAGTTCAAACAACAACCTACGAATCAAAACTTTAACAACTTGATTGATGAACTCAAGGATTTAAAAACAATTACTAACAAAAAAGAAGATGGAACCAAGAAGTTTGTTGAGGAGTTTGTCGAAGAGTTATACAGCGATAGCCCTAAGAAGCAAATTAAGACGGGTTATAAGCTCATGGATTACAAAATAGGGGGATTGGAGCCGTCGCAATTAATCGTCATCGCAGCGCGTCCCTCAGTGGGTAAAACAGGCTTTGCATTAAACATGATGTTGAACATAGCACGAAATGGATATAAAACATCTTTCTTTAGTCTTGAAACAACTGGCACATCAGTATTGAAACGTATGTTATCAACAATTACTGGTATTGAGTTAACCAAGATAAAAGAAATCAGAAACTTAACGCCAGATGATTTAACAAAGTTAACGAATGCGATGGATAAAATCATGAAATTAGGTATTGATATTTCTGATAAAAGTAATATCACACCGCAAGATGTGCGAGCACAAGCAATGAGGCATTCAGACGGTCAACAAGTTATTTTTATTGATTACCTTCAACTGATGGATACTGATGCGAAAGTTGATAGACGTGTAGCAGTAGAAAAGATATCACGCGACTTAAAGATAATTGCTAATGAGACAGGCGCAATCATCGTACTACTTTCACAACTGAATCGTGGTGTCGAGTCTAGACAGGATAAACGTCCAATGCTATCGGACATGAAAGAATCAGGCGGAATAGAAGCAGATGCGAGTTTAGCAATGCTACTTTACCGTGATGATTACTATAATCGTGACGAAGATGACGGTATTACAGGCAAATCTATTGTTGAATGTAACATAGCCAAAAACAAAGACGGAGAAACTGGAATAATTGAATTTGAGTATTACAAGAAGACGCAGAGGTTTTTCACATGAACATCATGCAATTCAAAAGCTTATTGAAATCGATGTATGAAGAGACAAAGCAAAGCGACCCGATTGTAGCAAATGTCTATATAGAAACTGGTTGGGCAGTCAATAGATTGTTGGACAATAACGAGTTATCGCCTTTTGATGATTATGACAAAGTTAAAAGGAAAATCATGAATGAAATCAACTGGAAGAAAACACACATTAAGGAGTGTTAAAAATGCCGAAAGAAAAATATTACTTATACCGAGAAGATGGCACGGAAGATATTAAGGTCATCAAGTATAAAGACAACGTAAATGAAGTTTATTCGCTCACAGGAGCCCATTTCAGCGACGAAAAGAAAATTATGACTGATAGTGACCTAAAACGATTTAAAGGCGCTCACGGACTTCTATATGAGCAAGAGCTAGGTTTACAAGCAACGATATTTGATATTTAGAGGTGGACGATGAGTAAATACAACGCTAAGAAAGTTGAGTACAAAGGAATTGTATTTGATAGCAAAGTAGAGTGTGAATATTACCAATATTTAGAAAGTAATATGAATGGCACTAATTATGATCATATCGAAATACAACCGAAATTCGAATTATTACCAAAACTAGATAAACAACGAAAGATTGAATATATTGCAGACTTCGCGTTATATCTCGATGACAAACTGATTGAAGTTATCGACATTAAAGGTATGCCAACCGAAGTAGCAAAACTTAAAGCTAAGATTTTCAGACATAAATACAGAAACATAAAACTCAATTGGATATGTAAAGCACCTAAGTATACAGGCAAAACATGGATTACGTATGAGGAATTAATTAAGGCAAGACGAGAACGCAAAAGAGAAATGAAGTGATCTAATGCAACAACAAGCATATATAAATGCAACGATTGATATAAGGATACCTACAGAAGTTGAATATCAGCATTTTGATGATGTGGATGATGAAAAAGATGCGCTGGCAAAGCGCTTAGATGACAATCCGGATGAATTACTAAAGTATGACAACATAACAATAAGACATGCATATATAGAGGTGGAATAAATGGGCAGTGTTGTAATTATTAATAACAAACCATATAAATTTAATAATTTTGAAAGAGAATTAATGTCAAAGCGAGGGATAAATGCTGGAATTGTTTCTAAACGTGTAAGAGGTTGTTGGGAATTTTCAGAAGCTTTAGATGCGCCCTATGGTATGCACCTAAAAGAATACAGAGAAATGAAACAAATGGAAAAGATTAAACAAGCTAGACTCGAACGCAAATTGGAAAGAGAGCGAAAGAAAGAGGCAGAACTAAGAAGAAAGAAACCGCATTTGTTTAATGTGCCTCAAAAACATTCACGTGATCCGTACTGGTTCGATGTCACTTATAACCAAATGTTCAAGAAATGGAGTGAAGCATAATGAGTGTAATCAGTAACAGAAAAGTAGATATGAACGAAATGCAAGATAATGTTAAGCAGCCGTCGCATTACACATACGGAGACATTGAAATTATAGATTTTATCGAACAAGTAACGGCACAGTATCCACCACAATTAGCATTCGCAATAGGTAATGCAATCAAATACTTGTCTAGAGCACCGTTGAAAAACGGACACGAGGATTTAGCAAAGGCGAAGTTTTACGTCGATAGAGTGTTTGACTTGTGGGAGGGGTAACGATGGCAACGCAAAAACAAGTTGATTACGTAATGTCATTACAGGAGCAACTGGAATTAGAAGACTGCGAAAAATATACAGACGAACAAGTTAAAGCAATGAGTCATAAAGAAGTTAGCAATGTGATTGAGAACTATAAGACAAGCATAAGGAATGAAGAACTATATTACGAATGCATGTCGTTTGGACTGCCTAATTGTTAAAAGGAGTGACGACCATGACAGATAGCGCACGTAAAGAACGCTTAAACCAATTTTTCGGCTCTAAGAGATATCTGTATCAGGATAACGAACGAGTGGCACATATCCATGTAGTAAATGGCACTTATTACTTTCACGGTCATATCGTGCCAGGTTGGCAAGGTGTGAAAAAGACATTTGATACAGCGGAAGAGCTTGAAACATATATAAAGCAAAGTGATTTGGAATATGAGGAACAGAAGCAACTAACTTTATTTTAAAAGGGCGGAAACAATGAAAATCAAAATTGAAAAAGAAATGAATTTACCTGAACTTATCCAATGGGCTTGGGATAACCCCAAGTTATCAGGTAATAAAAGATTCTATTCAAATGATGTTGAACGCAACTGTTGTGTGACTTTTGATGTTGATAGCATCTTATGTAATGTGACTGGATACGTATCAATTAACGATAAATTTACTGTTCAAGAGGAGATATAACAATGAAAATCAAAGTTAAAAAAGAAATGAGATTAGATGAATTAATTAAATGGGCGCGAGAAAATCCGGATCTATCACAAGGAAAAATATTTTTTTCAACAGGATTTAGTGATGGATTCGTTCGTTTTCATCCAAATACAAATAAGTGTTCGACGTCAAGTTTTATTCCAATTGATATCCCCTTCATAGTTGATATTGAAAAAGAAGTAACGGAAGAGACTAAGGTTGATAGGTTGATTGAATTATTCGAGATTCAAGAAGGAGACTATAACTCTACACTATATGAGAACACTAGTATAAAAGAATGTTTATATGGCAGATGTGTGCCTACCAAAGCATTCTACATCTTAAACGATGACCTAACTATGACGTTAATCTGGAAAGATGGGGAGTTGCTAGTATGATGTTGAAATTTAAAGCTTGGGATAAAGATAAAAAAGTTATGAGTATTATTGACGAAATCGATTTTAATAGTGGGTACATTTTGATTTCAACAGGTTATAAAAGTTTCAATGAAGTAAAACTATTACAATACACAGGATTTAAAGATGTGCACGGTGTGGAGATTTATGAAGGGGATATTGTTCAAGATTGTTATTCGAGAGA